GGAGTAATAAGATTAACATTCGCATGACCTATTTCCCAAAAATGAACTCCTCGATTTCCCCATTCTTGAAAAAGTAAATTTAAGGAACGTCTTGCTGATAATAATTGATGTCCTGATGATCCAACTAAACCAATACGTTCGTATGCTTCTGCAATGGTATCATCAATCGCAAAAGTTTTATCGAATGTATAACTGCCCGAAGTAGTATTAGCCATTTGCTACCTCTCTTACGTGAATGTGCCAGTAACTACTAAAAAATCACAATTAGTTAAATCAGCATACATGCCGGTATCACAATAGATACCTTCTCCTGGGATCTTCACATAAAAATCAGAATTATCTGCAGTTCCCCATTTAGCTTCAAACACTAAAGCACTTGCTGTTTTAGAGCTGTCCGATTCATTATAAATTTTAACACTTCCATCAGCTGCACTTGATTGTGCCTGCACTGCCATGATTCTAGCTTTAGTAATTGTGACAGCTGAACCACTTGCGTATTTAGTTAATAGGCCATCCGCTGTTGCAGCTATGGTTTGTCGTACATTTTGTGTTGCCATATGTTCTCCTAGTCGTGAGCTCCCGAAGGAGCTCACATTTTATTTATTACGCGTCAGCAAACGGTGTTGCTATAGTTCCTGATCCTATTAAACTACCTCTAACAAAGTACTTAGCGCTCGCTATTGCAGTAACTTCTACCCAACTACCAACGATACCACCTGTTGTAGTACCATTAAGCGTCATGACATCATTACTTGATGCATTAGCCGCGAATGTTTCTCCAGTTTCTTCACTGTCAATACCAGTAAAGACAGCACCGTAAAATTTATCGGTTCCGTCTGTTAAGATATCCATATCTGTTGCTAAAGTTTCTACCCAAAATAAATAAGTAGTTCCAAGATTACTTGCGACATTGTAATCGTTGGTTCCAGATACAGCTGCTGAACTACCAGATGTAATTGATGGTAATGTAAATTTACCATCTGCGTCATTGCAAGTTAAAATTCTACCTGCATGAGTGGCTACTGTTAAAGTTGTATCAGCGGTTAAGCTAACAACTGCTTTAGGTCCGAAACTAATAAAACCATTTAATGATCTTACTGGTCCCGAAAACGTTGTATTTGCCATAATTATAATCCTCCTAGTTTGTGAATCTAGTCTCTAGGCCGTCGACTATACGCGTCTAGATTCATTAAATAATTGTATAGTAATTAATCTATAACGCAGATTTGCGTCCAGCGCAAGATATCCTTACAGAAATGTATGATTTTTGATAGCGCTTAAGTGGCTATCGAAACTTCGGACCTGGCTTCGTTTATTTTAGTTTGAAGCGTTTGTTCTTCAAACTCTTTGGCAATAATCTCTTTAACAATTTCCTGAATTTTTTTATCGATATATCCCATATGCAAAGTATATCTACCTTCCTTCAGGTGCTCCTGTTGCCACTCTAGTTCCAAGGACCGTTTCGTAGTGTATAGGTCTTCGGTCATTTGTAACCTCCTCATAGGTTATCCATTTACCTCGTTTAGAAGTAAATCCATCTTTCTCCAGTTTTACCTCATTTTTTCCTAGTTTGTCAAGGATTGCTTTTTCAATGCCTACTGCACTGTCTTCACACGTGACGTTAAAGTCCGCATAATAGCCACAGTATCTAATTTGTACTCTGAAGTTTTTCATAAGGAATTTCTATCTTTAGAGTCGAAATGAGGCGATTTTAAGGCCGCCTCATCTCTAATTATTAGCTTACGCTCCTTGTACGCCAAAGATACCTCTATAGTCGGATACGCCAAAAACGTATCTTTCTCTAGCTTTGTATCTAACGTTACCAGTATCAAAGTCCCCTTCCATTGCAGTTGTCAATGGTGTTCTTTGGAACATTTTCATACCGTTTGGTACGTCCGTAATAAGATACCAGCTATCAGCATCAGTCAAGAAATTGTTCACTCTATATCCTTGAGGAACCATTCCCATTGAAAAGATAGCATTGAGATCATTATCAGCAGTACCAGTTCTACCTTGAGATTTTAAAATTCTCTCAGCATTGAACTGATTGCCAGAAGGGACAATCATCTTGACCCCTTTAGCTGCTATTCTTAAACCTCGTTCATCAGTGAAGGCATTAATATCAATTAATGCTGTTTCCAATGAAGTTTCGTTTAAGTCCGCTTGAGTTGATAAAGTGTTTTTAACATTTGTTCCACTTACAGTTGTGTGTGCAGTAGAGAACAATGCAACGCCATCCCCTGATTTAAAAGTTGCCGTTTGAGGCAAGCCATTAACCAGTGGGTTAGCTGCTTTAACTTCTTTTGCGTTGGACATGGATCTAGCTAAAGCTTTTGTATAACGAGAAGCAAGTCTGTCGTAGAGATTATCTTCGATAGCTTCCTCTGTTATCGCAAATGCTAGAGCGATAGTTTCCATTGTATACCTTGCAGTGTAGGTTTCTTCAGCATCATCATATGAGATGCCTTGACCTTCTGCTTTAACGTCGGCGTTCGCGAATCCAGATAACATGACTTCTTCTTCAAAAGCCCTGTCACTTGATTCAGTTACGTAAATTTCAGCATGTTGATTGTCATACCGTTTATATTCCAGCCCAAATAGTGCATTTAGGCCAGGTTCTAGTTCTTTGACTAGCTGTGCTCGTGATATTGCCATGTTCTATATGCTCCTATTATGATGCAGACGTTAAGCTACCAACGACTTGGTTGAGGTTCTGAACAACGACAAAAGTGCAATTTGCATTTGCTATGTCAGAGTTTTCAGGATCCTCAGCCGATCTTACGACCCGCCATTGATTCGCTGTTGCTGCTCGCGTTGAATACGTTAGTTCTGAACTCGACTGTCCACTTGTAGTGGATCCATTAGCTGTTACCGTTAAGCCATACGTTTCAAAAACGTCGGCTTGTGGAAGAGCTGCATCCGCTGAGACGTTAAACATCTGAAACGGATAATCGATTACAAAAGCTGTTGTATTTTCGCTGTTTGCTGGAGATGTACTAGCGACGTAGTGATTCTGCCAAGTCGGCTTCAAAGTTGTAGCCGCATTGTAGAATATACCGTTCAACACACCGACTGTACTGTTCGTGATAGCTGCTTGCGCGGTAGTTATGTATCCACCAACCACCCTTACAGATGATCCTTGGAACAATTTTGTACCATACGCCGCTTCTATGTAGAATTTGCCTTGTCCTTGAGTAGCAGGGGTTGACCCATACGTACCCACAGGAATTAAGCCAAACCCAGCACTGTTACGATTTGCCATAGTATTACTCCTATATGTTTACAGTTTTATCTGTAAACGGTTAAAATATTCAGTGATAGGGAATTGGTTGTTATCCCGAGAAAATTAACTTTTCTTTGTACCACCGAAGGTTACGCGAGATTGTCGATCAACATTGATCGGCATACTCTTGTGCTGTTCCTTCATGAGATCGTGTTCTACAGCTTCGTCTTGCCCTTTAGATAAACTCTCTATATAGGCTGCTCGTTGCTTCGCAATCTCTTCCGATATCCTTGCCAGCAAAAGGCCACCAACTCCAATGACACCTGCGTATTTACCATCGGTAATTACGGGATATTGAGCATCTGGATATTCATCGGCTCTCACCAATTCAAATCCTTCTCTCAAACGAGCTGAGACATTTTTAGTGTCTTGAAACCCTAAACTCTCTGCTCTTATCCATCTATGCCTGAATCCATCAGGCGCAGGCGGAGCATCTAAAGATGATGGGGGAGTCCACACTTTTGGTCTTTCAGTCTTTGACCGTGTTGAGCTCGCACGAGAAGTTGTATCTTGTTCTTTTTTCATATGCTTATGCCTCCTTCGTGAGTTTTAATTGTTTCGCATATTCTTCGAGTGGCACACCTAATTTTTTCGCAATAGCGACTTGTGAAGATGTGAGTCTCACAGTTTGGCGTCCTTGTTTTACACTTCTTTGTGCTGAAGCGACCGACTGAACGGGCTTGGACGTTTCTATACCCCTATCCTTATCAAATTTATTAGGAAAGTCAACTCTTATACGTTTGTCGATCTCCTCATAGTACTCATTTGACTTAGGGTCATACCCTTCCTTTTCAACCAGGTCCTTGTGGATTTCAAAAGCTGTAAAAGTCATCGCTCGGTTTTGACCGAACCATTTGTTTTTTCCAGCCCACGTTTCCGCTTGAGGATCCGCAGGTTGTTCCGGTAGATATTGTGGAGTTTGTCTTGGTAATTTACCACCGTCAGATAATTTGACGTCTTCTTTACGTTCTTTGGCTTGCTCCAATTTAGCATTATCAAATGCTAATGTCGCAATCCGTTTGTTGGCTTCGACTTGAGCTTTTGCATCACCCGCTTCAATGGCACCGGCCAAGTCTCGTTGCGCCGATTCCATGCCGCTTTTGATGTTCGTTTCAAATCGTTTCCAGTAATCAGTATCTATTTTTAAAAATCTTTTCTGATCACTTTGTCTTTGAGTCTCTAATGCTTGAGCATATTCGGTTGCAGAATCTCTTTGTCTTTCCGCTTCCCGCATCTTACGAGTAAGTTTGGCAATTCTTGATTGCACACCCTTACTGTAATCCTCAAGTTTAGTGTCCTCTTCCTTCGGTTCTTCCTTGGGTTCTTCTTTAACTTCTTCTTTGACTTCTTCTGGTTCTTGGTCCTTGATTACTTCTTTAACTGTTTCTTCCTTCTCGACGACTTCTTCCTTTTTTTCCTCAGGTAATGTCACATCGTACTCCGGTCCGGATGTATCGATGTCTACCTTCGGGTCCTCCTTCTTGATCTTATTTTCTTCTGGCATAGTTTCCTCCTATGATTAATATTTATGCAAGATATCCGTTGGATCCTTGACCGTTGCCAATATTTCATCTTCATTGAGCAACCGTACTTCCCCACCTTCAATTTCAATCCGTGAGCCAGCGTAACGGGCAAAAACCACCCAATCACCGACCTTGCACCACGGGCCTTGAGGATAACGATCTCTATCGCTATAGCAACTCTTCCCCATTGCTAACACGTTTCCACATTGAGACGCCACTTGTTGACGTTCAATGGTTTCGCTTCCTAAAACAATTCCACCTTTAGTTTTTTCCTTCATTCTAAAAGGCAGCACTAAAATTCTCCAACCGGTTGGCCGGGGTAGTTTAGTCGTTTCTTTGGTAATCTCTTTTCTAGGTTCTGACTTGTATTTTTCTTCGAGAGCTTTCTTATGTTTTGGGACTTCCTTTGGTAACTCCTTGGGAGTTTCCTGGTTTTTTAATGTCGATAATGGTTCCGTCACGTTGCTCCTTTTCATCAAGCAGGCTAGAGATTTCCTGTTTCACTGCTTCCAGTGCATTGATCTGACCTATTATATACTTGTAGGTTTCCATATTGTCAACCCCTCCTGATGTAACGGAGATGGCTAACGATTGAATGCGTCGTTCTAAACCACGACGCAGTTTATAAACTAAGCTTTCGAGGTCCATTCTGGTTTTATATTATCCCAACCATAAAACTTTCTTAAGGAAGGATTATATACCTTTCCCATTGTGTTTTGCCCTTCAAGGTAGCTTCCAATATAGGGAGCTTTTACCATTTTAGGGGGTTTACTTGTAATTCTTGATTTAATTTTTGCCATTATGCTTTTCTTTTTGCAGCTATTTTCTTGAATGTTTTAGCTAAAGCTTTAGCTCGACCTGTACATCCTGGTTTTGTAATCGGTGTACATTTTCCTTTAGTTCCTCTTTTTTTAATGGAAGCACTAACCTTTTGCATCCATTTTTTATCTTTTTTAGCTTTACCACCTTTGGCATAACCCATGTCAGATTGTCGAATCTCGTCTTTACCAGCTTGAACTTTTGCAGCTTCTTTTCTTGCTACGTGTTTTTTTGCTGCTTCTCCAAGTCTCTTCGCACCTTTTCTTATTTCTCTAACAACTCCTCCTGTAGCATAGCCACGATTCAATTCTCCATGAACTCTGGATATTTCAGCTCTACGATTTGGATCGGATCGTTCGCCCTCAACACGACCTAGTTCTTCTAATAAATTCGTTCGACCTCTATTATGTGGGCCTCCATGCCATAATGCAGCTCGACCGCCTGTTTTTAAAGCAGCTCCTGTTCCACGTTTAGCAATTCCTCCGCCACGTAAATTGATGGCTCCTAAATTTTTTGGGTTTCTGACAATAGTTCTCCAATTACTCATTAATCTTTAAATCCTTTTTTAATAAAAACACCAGTAGGTTTATCTTTATAACCTTTTAATTCTTCTGCTTGTCCAGTGTCAACCATTTTTTTAAGTTTTTCCTTACCCTTTTTAACATCTTCTACAGCTTCATCAATTTTACGACTACGTCTGAGACCAAAATGAGTTTTAACTATCTTGGCTCTTTCTTTAAGATCTTTTCCTGCACCTATGTGTTCAGGGATTTTTCCTGATCCTGCTTTTACACCTGTAATTGTTCCAGTTTTATCTTTTACCCACTTGGATTTAGATTTACTTTTAAACCAGTCCGCAACTGCTTTTCCCAATTTAGGAGCTTTAGTTATACCAAATCCAGCCATAATTAATCCTTACGCTTTTTTCCAGTCTCTGGAACGTTTACCCCATTTACCGTAAGATAAATCTCGTTCAGCTTTTGCTTTTTTAGGATCTTTTTTAGTTGCTTTACCTTTTCCTAAACGCTCGCCGATCGATTCATCTTTCCTATCTATATAACCTTGTTTCTTGCTACCAGCTTTTTTAGTACCAGCTTTGTATGGGAATCTAGATTTATAGGGTCTTGTTCCGAAATCATTTCTCATGTTTATCTCCTTGTGTGATTGTTAATATAATTATCTATAAAAAGCAATACTATTTCTTCTTAGGTCCGCCATTCCTAAAGATCTGAGTTCCTTTTATTCCAAAAATGCTCGCTACGACAGTAATCCAGAGTGTCTGGAACCATATTGGCAGTGAGCCAAAATGATGAAAAAACAATTCAATCTTCTGCATCATTGCCGGATCGTCGCTGAAAACTGCCCAGGCGAGCACCACTATGGGCGCCGAAATAATGATAAGAACGATTTCGTCCTTAAAATCGTTATCTCGCGATTCTAAAAGTTTGCCCTGGTAAGATTCTTCTCCTCGAGCCATACGTTCTGCATGAAGCAGAGCCGCATCTGACATTGCCATTTTTGTTCTTTGTTTATTTGAATAAATTTTAGCTCCAGCTTGCAGAGCTATTCTTGCTAATCCAAACCAAGCCATGTTAGAACCAAGTTGCTGTTTGTTTTTTTCTAGTTTTTGTACCTTTTACAGTAACCTTTTCCCCTTGAGCAATATAAGATCCTTTTGCTCTGTAACTTGTTTGACCCCGTGGGTCAATGTGCAAGTTTTGAGAAGGGATTGGTAAGCTCGCAGTTTTTCCTAATGGTGCTTTTTTTATTGTCATAATTCCTCCTGTTATAGACTACCTTTTAGGACCTTTCAAGGTCTTAACGTCAGCTCGTTTCATTCGATCTGAAGTCAGTTTAGTTTCAGCAGACATTACCGATTTGGCAATGGCTGTATCAGCTCTGAGTTGAGCTAAATCTTCATTTTGCTCTAATTTGTCTTCGGTTAAATCTCTATTCTGAACTAATTTAGCTTTATCCAAATTAATTCTCGCTTTTGTCTCTTCTTCTTTTCTTTGATTCTCCATTGCCTTCAAATCGACCTCTCTTGCTTTTAATTTAAGCAATGGATCGTGGTCAAATTGGGAAGTAATGTTCTTTTCTTCCTTCATAAATTCTTCAGTCATTTCTGCAATCAAAATTGCCTTTCGTGCTTCAATTTTTTGAGAAATTTGTTGAAATTGTTGTTGAATTTGTGGATTCGTCACCGCTTGTTGCTGCATTTGTGGCAGCATTTGCAATTCTTGTCTAAATTCAAGCTGAATTTGCTCCTGAGCCATCAAAGAAATGTGTTCTAAACAATTTTTTTGTAAAGCAGCCATGACCGGTGGGTTATTTCGGACCATATTCGTTGCCATAAAGTTTAAATGCGATGTAATATGAGCTCGATGATCCTGTCCGGGAAAAGCTTGAAACGGTTTTTGACCTAAAGCATCAATATTTTCCAACGCCGGGTCTTTTGGTTGAGGAGGCGGAGGAGGTGGCAAAACCTGATCGATGTTTTTAACTCCAATGGCTTCGTACATCTTACGATACGCCATATATAAATTATGCATTTGAGGATTGGACATTGCTAATTGTAATTCGGTTTGTGCCAACGTCACTCTTTGCGTCATGGAAAAAATATTAGGATCCGCTACAGGTAAAATATCAATTCGTTCATCAAAGTCGGTTAATTTCACCACACGTGAAGCTCCCACAACATCATAAGGATATTCTGGAGGCAAATAGGTTGCGAAAATTTTAGCTAATAATTTAAATTCTTGTTTAAGCGCTGCATAAAGTCTTTTATGAATCGCCGACATCACTCGCGATCCTCTTTCGAGAAGTGCGACCGTCGTTCCAACGGCTGCGTTTTGATTACCATCACCCACTTGCATATCAGCAATCGAAGCAAATCGTTGTCCTGCTGCCACTACGATTCCCATTAATTGTAAAAGTGTCTGTGAAGGTTCTTTATAAGGTAAAAAGACAAAAGCATCTTTAAGATTTCCACCTGGAGTGTCTACATCTTTGAATTCTCCTGGCTGAATCGCTACAGCATCATCTTTGACTCTTACGCCTCGCTGCTTAAAGCCAGCCGGTAAATTGGATAGCGTGCCCGCATCTAATAATTGGCGGAGAGCAGCTGTTGCAGTTCTGCTCAAACCGCCAATCATGTGTATGAGTCCAAAGCCGTAAAACCCTAGTCCTGGCAGAAATTTGAAATGGACAAAATATTGGATTTTATTCTTCAATGGATCATTGGGCGCAAAGTTCCTTCGTATTGAAAGAACCTGTTGACTACCTTCCTCGACTGTTACGACGTAAGGTAATTTTATTCCTGTTGGTTCTCCATCTTGACCAACGTCTTCGAATCCGTCTAAATCTAAATTCACATGGCATTCTAAAAGCGTATACAATGCTTCAACCCGTGCCGATCGTGTCATGCCTTCGAGTTCTCGTTCTTTTTCTCTCAAACGATTATCTCCGATATCAGCCGGTTTCACTAATTCAATATCTCGATAAAAGCCGGCGACCTGCTGTTTGCGCAGATCGTTCTCCGACATTTTAACGACGTGAACCACCGCTTCCGCATCGTCTAATGAGGTAGCCGTATACGGAACAACGAGGTCATCGGCTTGAACGAACTTTGAAACAGCTCGACCAAGTAATTCATCATAATAAATTTTTTTAAAAGTAGATCCTGCTAACGGTAAATAAAATAGCATGGAGTCAAATTCGGGCTCATACTCTTTCATTTTATCGAGCAGTTGATAATTCATAAATTCTTTAACGCGTTCAGATTGTTGTTGCTTCTGTGGATTGGATGCCCCGATCACTTGGGTTCTTACCGGTCCATCAGCGGGAAGAAGTTCTTTATAAGCTAGTGCTTGAAACTGGGTTACCGCTTCCGCTAAAACCGGATGCGTGGCGCCTGAAGCGCCTTGAAAAGGTTGAGTTCGATTATGGTACTTGAATCCTAATAAATCGAGTCCTGTCGTGTAGGCTTGTTCCCATTCTCGTCTTGAATATTTGTAATCTTTATAATCACCATTTAGTTTTAAACCAATAGGCGATAAAACATCATCAGGGAGTAATTCAGCTAGATTATCGAAATGATTTTCGGTTCCTGGAATCTGAGGTCTGGCATTGGCATCGAAATTAATCGTTGCACCCCCATCTTCTTCGGGTGTCACTTCTAGTGGACCTTTTTCTTCCATTGCCCCAACATCGATTTCCTCAAGCACTTCCGGTGAAGGAAGCTTAGGATCTAATGTATTCGGGAGGGATTTATCTATATCTGCCATTTAAACTCTCCGGTTTCTTTGTATCTTGTTTAACTTCTTTGCGCAAGCCTTGTGGAGTTGGCCCCTTCAAAGGTGGAAGGGTTTTCCATTTAACATACTTCATATTTTTGGTTAATATTGGGTTTTTCATTTTTTAAGACTCGCTATTCCACCCTCAGCAAACATGGGTATATCAGGATCATAACTTAAATGCTGTCCTAATTCCCTTGGATTACGAGGATATCGTTTTTTATAAAATTGATTTTGCTGTTCAGGTAAATTCTCTTTCCAATTCGGTCCTAGAGTAAAATCAATAAAGGATTTACCAGGTTTATCAATAATTGTTTCCATGACCTTTGAAGTTTTAGGAGCTAACCATGCTGCTCGTTCTTTTTGTGAGCCACTCGCAATATCTTCAAAATATTTAGTGACATCATCTACGTCCTGCGCTCCTTTATTCACTAACTCCTGATTATAATCTCCTGTAATAGGATCAGGCGTAAAGATACTTGCCACTTGTTCATATTCTTTTTCTAATTCTCGTAAGTCATGCTCTATTCTTGATCGTTCATAACCTTGTTCTGAAGCTGTAGTCAATTGATCAGATAGAGCTTGGGCTCTTTCATTTAATTCTTGAGTCTTTGCGTAAGCTCTTCCAAGCGGAGATAATTTTTCCTGAATCTTTTCTTCTCGGTCTTGTCCAAAAGCTCCCCACGTTAACATGTCAATAATTTCATCTTTGGGTGTTCCTTTAGCCCACATTGGCAATGCAATGAGTGGAGCGAAAATTGCTTCTCCAGCGAGAAGCCATCCCGTTCCTCTAGCTAACGTTTTAGCTTTCCTTAAAAAATTTATCATCTGGGCAGATGTTTTTGTGCCTTCGGTTGCTTTGGCAATACTAACACTGTTCTTGGTAAATAGTTCTGAATTTTTTTCCGCTTGTTTGGTTAGACATCTTAAAGCATTACCTCCAACATCTTGCTCAAAACATTTTGGATAAAACTTTTTATATTGAGCTAAAGTCTTTCCATCCATGTTTTTTATTTGGGAAGACAAAAGTTTTTTAACTTGTGTATCAATGATAAGAGGTTTGCCTTCTCCTTTGTACTTTTGAATTTCTTTTACTTGAGTTCCTAATCTGTCAATGATTGATTGTTCATAGTCTAGCCCAGTTGTGCCTTTAAACAATCCTCTTAAGTCTTTTATTGTCTCGTTGTACTGTGATTTTGTAATTTTTTTGCTTGTTAATTTTCTTTCTAAAACTTGTTCGACCTGATTTATGTCAGTGGTATTAAATACTAAATCAGTAAAAGGTTTATTTTTTACACCCTCAGAACCATGAAGTATGGCTAAACTTCCTGTTTTAGGACTCCACTTATATCCATCCACTTGAATTT